AGGTGGCCGTACTGCCGTTTTTGGCCCGGATGGCATTTGCGATGGCCTGGACGCTTGCCTCCTCATAGAGCTTCTTTGCCATCAGTAGCTCACCTCCGTACCGTCTGCAAGGCCCATATCCGCCATCAGCTCCGCAGGTGTGCGGTAATAGATCCAGCCCTGCGCATCCAGTACGGCCACTTTGGTGGCTGCTGCCTCCTGGTGCCCTGCATCCGTAGACTTTAGCCAAGTGCCGGTGATGTACTTACCCTCCAGGTTGCCGGTGAGCTTCCCGCCGGTCAGGGGTAGATACTTGGTGGGGTCAGCGGGCCTGTACCCCATGGCAGCCTCGATATTCTCCGCCGTCACGCTGGCGTCGGAGCCTGCGGGCCCGGTGGAACCCGTGTCGCCTTTGGCGCCCTGTGCGCCCTTGGCAACGCCAGCGTCCAGCGTGGTGCCGTCTGTCAGCGTCAAAATCAGGTGGCCGCTGTCGTTAATGGCAGCGGACTGGATGTCCTTGCCCAGCAGTCCGGCCACCCGGATCAGCTCATCCTGGATGGCGTTGAGGGTATCAGCGTCGATAACGGTCTGGTTGTCCACAAAGATCGTCTTGCTAAATGCCATTAGATCACTCCTTTCAGTGCCCAAATCGGGCACAAACTGTCGCCCCATTGCACGTCCGTATTCACGCCGTCCTGCGCCATGTGTACACGGCCAGGTACGGCGGCATATTGTTGTGGGCCTGCCCCCCGCAATCGGAGGACTGCCCGCCGGAATACGCATTGTACTGATCACTGGCGGCTTGATACAGGCGGATGGCGTTCACGCCCTCCGTTACACTCTGGCCGGTGTATTTCAGGGTGTGTGCGTGGTCCGGGATTTCCGCCTTGGTCAGCGTGTGGGACTCCTCGCCGCCGGTACTGCCAGCGGCATGAAAGTCACCCGCCGCCAGCAGGAATACGTCCTTGACCTGCTCCCACGTCCCGCCGAATAGCTCCTCTGGGGATGTGGAATCTGTGGACTGGTAGATGCTGCCGACGGGGCGCAGGAGGTCAAGGAGGGCGGTGCCCATGTAATGGATGGGCCACTTAAATTCCACCGTCTTTTCCTTTTCCGCCACGCCGCCGAAGCAGATTGCCTGCAAATCAAAGTTCATGTTCAGCGGCACGGCTACGGTGGGAATGGTAATTTCCCGGGTCACGGTGCCGCCCAGTGCGTCTGTCGCCTTGACCTGCACAACACCTGTGGAGTCGGTGCCATAGTCCACCAGATACACGGTTTTCGCTCCGGAGGTCTGGCCGGTCAGGTTGCTGGCCCCGGTGATTTCCACGGTGGCCTTGTTTCCGGTCAGTTGGACGGATAGCGTAAACGTCAGCTTGATGTCATCGCCCATGGCGTTATCCGCCCATGTCCCGCCGGAGTAGTCGCCACGCAGGAAGGTCAAATCCTGGATTCCAGGGCCGCTGTAGGCGTTTACGGTGATATTCCGGGTAACGGATGCCGTGCGCCCTCTGCTGTCCGTCACGGTGGCCACAACGGCCATTGTGCCGGTGTTTTGCAGGGCGTTTCCGCCGTCAGCGCTTGCCACCTTGCCGCCGATGGTCAGCGACTTAGAGACGATGGTACTGCCGTAGCTGCCGGATGCCGTGTAGGTGGCCTTTAACAGGCTCTTGCCCTGCACCCAGCCGTAGGTGCCCTGATACCCCGCCGTATCGGCGAGGGAAACGGACAGGGTCGGCTTCACGGATGCCGGGATAGATGCTTTCAGGGTGTTCGTCACCGTGCCCACAACGGTATTGCCGTTATAGGTGGTGACCTCCGCCGTGATGTTTACGGTTGTCCCGGCGGTGTTCTGCGCCGCCCACTCAATCGGCGGGGTGTAGGTGATGGAGGTTGCCGTAGATTTTTCAGCAATCGTCGCCTGCGCCGCAGACCCGCATTTAAGCCTGATGGTGTGGGTAAACGTGTTCGCGGCACGGTTTACCGTAATCGTCCCCGCAGATCCCAGGGTGAGGGATGCCGATACGGACGATGCCCGGGGGATATCCTGGAGCGTAACCGTGCCGGAAACGGACAGGGATGCGGGGGTATACTGCGAGGTAAACCCACTATGCCAGTCCGCCGTCAGGGTAACGGACCCCTTGCCGACGCTGTTGTGGGCCACGGTGATGGTTTTGCTCCCCAACTTGTACCAGGCTCTCGCCCCGTAAGAATACGGATTGTAGACTTTACTCCCCTGTAGGGTGTAATAACAACTGTTGGCGTCCAAGTTATAGGAATCGCCCGTACCGCAATAGATATACAGTGTCAGGGCCAGGGTGGACTTGTTATCCGCAATGCTCTGGCTCACGGAATAATCAAGCCGCAACTGCCAGCCGGTAGACGATTTGGAGCCATAGATACTTGCCATTAATTACTCACCCCCACAAAGGACACAGAACCATTGGGCTGAACCACGATGCCCATGGGACCCAGCCTGAACTTGGACAGCTCCACCAGCTCGAAACTGTTGTTGTTCCAGTAGGCCAAGAGCGTCCCGGCCGTATCGTAGAATCCGATCTTGTCGTTGTATTCCTTTAGGACAATTTCCGACGCAGAGGACCCGATACGCAGCACCGGATGACCGTCATCGTCAATTCCCGCCTCGATGAAGTCCGAAAGCGTCTGGCCGTTGATAGTCACCCGTTCAGCGGACATTTGCCCCGCCGTAATAGAATCAGCGTTTACCGCACCGTCCATCGTCAGAGCCACGCCAGAGACGGTCGTACCGCCGTCCTTGGAGAAGCCCAGACCACCAGAGGACATAATCCACATTTTTGTGGTGGGCGTGATGGTGGGTGTATCTCGGATGGTCCACCCTGTCGGGAAACCTTGCTCGTCCAGGGTGATTTCGTAATACCCACCCTTTGCCCCAATAATGCGCTCTGTAGCGTCCTGCATCGCCTTGGCGAGTCCTTCGTAAGCCCTCTTGATACGTTGTTCTGTAGGGCTTTCTACGGCGTATTCTGCGTCCTGCGGTGCATAGCTGTGAGACGTGGTAGACAGGCCACCGTACAGGTGGGTTTCCTGTTCCATAACGCACACGTCCAGCCACTCGCCGTGGTCGCCCTCTACCTGGACGATGTCCCCCACCTCTACGGACGGGTCGCCCCGCCATTTGACGTCGCAGGGGGTATAAGATATTTCCACCTCCGGCAGAATCAAATCTGCAACGGCCTGATTCATGTAGGGGTTCGTGCTGGAAATCCCCTGCCCCGTGCCGGACGTGATGGGGCTGTCCTCCGTGCCGGTGGTAAGGCTGGACACAGTGAACGGCCCGTCTGCTGTGCGGGTAAGACCGGACAGGTATTGGTTGTCACGGCTGATTTTGAAGCCGGTGGAGGTGTACCACCGGAATACCAGATTGCCGTCCCGGTCGAACCGGGCGGACTGGCCGCAAAGCCCCGCCAGCCAGCCCAGCTGTTGCCGGAATGTACCATCAAAAGCCGACTCGATCTGCATGACCGGGAACGTGGCGGCAGGCGGTAATAGCCCGCACTGCGCACACACGTCCGCCAGCATGGATTCTGGGGTGGCAGGAAAATCAATCTGTGGGTTATACTGATCCGTCAGCAAGGCCATCTGATCGTATCCGGTGATTTCCCAGCTGTGTTTCAGGTCCTCGATGCCGTCTGCGGGGATGTAGTACCGCCCCAAGGGCACATATTCCACGCCGTCCGCAGAGCCGCCAGAAGTGCCCACAACGGCCTTTCCGGCTACTGCAACACCCGCCACGGCGGAAGTGTCTCCGCCGCCTGTATAAATTCCGATATACGGCACAAAGTACCCGCCGGACAGCCTCAGCGGCTCATCCGGTTTGTAGATGCGAATTTTGCATCGCCCGGAACAGCTGGAACCGATGGAAATACCATCCGAGGAGTCAAACGCCGGTGTTGCGGTGATCTCCTGCACATAGTCCCCGCCCAGCTCCGTTTGGCCGTTGAAGATGACTTTGCCTTTGATTTCCCGGCCATAATCTGCAAATGCTTCGTGGAAAGCGGTTGATACTCGGTACATCGCATCACCTCTCCACAAAGTTCATGGACAGCCCGCCCCACAGCCATTTTCCATCGGTTTCAGGCTGCATAATAGGCGATGACCGGTCGCCCACATAGCACGTCATCGTGCGGTCGGTGCCGGTCATCGCGTCGGGGTATGTAAGGCGGAAAAACACATCGTCCACGGATTGTAGCAGTTTGGCCATTTCGGCAGAGCCGAGGGGCCGCCAGGAGCATTCCAGCTTGCGTTTCACGGCCACGCGGTCGCGGAACATATCGCCATTCTGGTTTCTGCCGGTCCCATCTGCGTCCAGGTCGGAAATGCTCCATTTCAGTTCGTCCGGGGCCGGGAGAGATACCACAGCCCCGGATTTTTTTGTAACTTTAAGTACATCCATGCGTCACCTCACACCAGCAGAGGGCTTTTGCCGTTCATACGAACCTGTGCATTGTTTTCACGCACAACCTGCCGGAAAACCTCTTTGCTGTCCATCTGCACAACGATCGTAATAGGCCGGTCACTGCCCTGCCCCAGCACCTCCGCAACAGCCTGTTTGATGGTGTCCAACGGGGCCTCAATGTTGGTGCCGGACTTCTGGTCGCCCAGGACGGCAAGGAATTGCCGGTTCGGGGGAATAACAGCGCCTTGCGCAAGTTTGGGAATAACGGGCGGGTTGGAAGGGACTCCAAAGCCCCAATCTTTTCCGATGGCCTTGCCCAGCGTTTTCACAATGGACCCGACGCCATTCACCACGCTCGCAATGGCCGAATACAAGCCGCGCCATAGCGTATTCAACCCATCGATGATAAGATTTATAACTCCCTTGAACACGCTCCAAATCGCGTCCCAGACAGCTGAGAACGCCGCCCGGATGCCGTTCCATGCTTTCTTCCAATTGCCGCTAAATACCCCGGTTACAAAGTCCAGGGCACCGCGAAGGGCTTTAACGACAGCCTTAATCGCGTCCGCGACGGTTGCCACAATAGTGCCGATAACATCAACGATGGTATTGATAACGTTCGTGACAACGGGCGCAACCCGCGCAATCAGATAGCTGATAAACGGCTGGATAGCGTTGTTCCAGAGCGTAAGCACGCATTCCACCAGACTGGCGAAAAACTTCGTCAGCTCGTCCCACAACGGCTTCAGGTGGTTATCCCACAACCACGTCAGCGCTTCCTGGATATGTTCCAGCACCGGGCGAATAATGCCATCATAGATTTCGTCCCAAATTTCCCGCAGGCCCTCGCAGAGAGTACCCATCTTTGCGAGGATATCTTCCCCGTGTTCAGCCCATGTGGAGCCGATGGAGTCCCACATATCCGTTACGACGGTGCGGCAAAGCTCCAAAGCGGGGATGAAAAGATCTTGCGTAAGCTTATTGATCTGGGTACACATGTACTCAAATTCCCTTGCGCACTCCTGAAAAGCCCACCCCAGAATATCGCTGAACATCGGGGCGAAATTCTGTGAAAAGGAATTTACGATATCGGGGATCCACGTCCCGAGGATGTAGTCTTTGGCCGGTATGATGGTCCCGTCCATGAGATTTGCCGCGCTTTTCTGGATACTCTCCAGCGCCTGCCGCGCAGGGCCGTCCAGCCCCTCGAAAGCCTTCCCCCACGCATCGATCGATGGCGCGAACTTTTTCTTGATATCGTTCGCAAGGTCCTCAAAAAGCTTTCTGATTTTTGAGATGGACCCCTCAATTTGCGACGTTCCGGCGCTTCCGGTGGCTACCGTAATTGGCACAATTGCAGGCGTTCCTGCCCCGGCAGATGCGCCAGCGTTTGCCGCAGGACTGCCTTGCAGGACGTTCAATTCGTCGATTCCAGCAGTCTGGCGCTTTAGTTCGGCGGTTGCCTTTTTGGTGTTGCTGGCCAGATCGGATTCAGCTTCTGCGGCATCGCCAATCGCCGCCGCCTGGGCCTCCTGCGCCTTGACAGTGGTTTCAGGTGCGCCGAATACCGTTGCCATGAATGCGCTGAATGCATTTGCGGCAGAGATGAGATACCCCATCAGCTTATTCAGCAGCTGAATCGCCGGGGTAAGCGCCTGGATAAGGCCCTGGCCGATGACGGAAAGAAATTCCTTCCAACTTTCGCTCAAGACTCGCGTTTGGTTCGCCCAGCTCCCGGACGTCTTGGCAAAGTCGCCTTGCGCCATGCCCAGTTTGTCCATAACATACTGGTAGCGGAGGGCGACAAGTTCGGACTGCGACATGCTGGCGGTGGTTTTCCCAAATCCATTTGCCAGCGCAAACGCGTCCAGGTTGGTTTGGGTCATTACCACGCCGAGGCTTTTCAGCGTCTCCGTTTCGCCGGTAAACACGCTTTTCAGCTTCGTGTCCGCCTCCGCCTGGCTAATATTGTAAAAAGATGCAACATCGCCAGAAAGTCCAGTGAGGGCTATTGCCATGTTGCTGGCCGCATCTTCCGTCAGGCCCATACTGCGGGCCATTGCCATATATGTACTGGCCGTTTGCTTGGCGGCCAGCTTGGACATGCCGAATTGCTGAATAGATGTGGCCGAAAACTTCTCGATTTTATACGCCATGGAGCCAAACGCGGTATCCACCACATTTTGCACCTCCACGATGTCGCTGCCAAGCTCCACAGCCTGTTTTCCGAGGGAGATCAAGCCCTTGATAACAGCGGCCACGCTAATGGCTACGCCGAGTTTAGCAAGTGCCGTGCCAAGCCCGCCGATTTTGCCCTCTGCTTTGGTTGCGGCTTCCCCGATTTGCGAAATCGAATCGCCGGACTGGTCCCCCGCATTTTTGGCTTCTTTGCGCAGGGACTTGAGCGCTTTCTTAAACCCGTCGGTGTTTATTCCAGTATCAAATACGATTTTCCCGTCTGCCATGGTTCACCTCCTTTCGAGGTATCAGGATTTCCCCATGATTTCCCGGAGGAAAGATTCTTCCTCGGATGTGTATTTCTGCTTGAAATCTACCAATTCGCGATGCTCCTGGTACCATTTGCGATCGGCCTTATCCAGGGGCTTGCCTTTTGCCCGCAGTTCCCGGATCCGGACGATTTGCGCAAACAGGCAATCTCCAATTTCGTAGTATGCGGCCAGGAACGTCCACCAGTGGAGATACGGCACGCCGCGAATGTCGGTGCCGACAACGCGATTGATGGGGGCGATGACGTATTTATAGTCCTGCTCCCAATCCATCAACTTGGGCGATTTGCGGGTGGTCTCTACGCTCCCGCCATTGATAAACCATGCGAGTTTCTCCCCGGCCTCCTCATACAGTTCTACAGGGATGGTTTCGATATCCGGGTAGAACGATACAAGCACCGCTATTGTGCGCTCCCTGTCATCGCTCAAATCGGGATCGTTCATCGCGGAAAAAACGTCGAGGATGTCGCGGAAGTCCGTCCGGATGGCGTATTCCTTGCCGCCGATATCTACAGAGGTCGGTAGGTTAGTTCTCCACGGGGTGCTCATTTGCCGTACTTCTTCAGGTACTTTTGCAGTGCCGGGGAAGCGGATGCTTTCGCCTTGGAAATGGCCTCGTCGCACTCATCCATAATGGCCAGGAGGAAGTTCATCCACACCGGCAGGCCGTCGGCCACACTGCCCAGGCTTACGTCGCCGAAGATGTGGCCGCAGGTGTCCGCGCCGAACAGAGCGTCGATTTCCGCGCGGGCGTCAGCGTCGAACTTTTCCAGGCTTTCCAGGGAATCGCCATCATCCGGGGATACATTCTTTTGCAGTTCGGTCATTCTCTCAAACGTCCCGAGCAGCCGCTTGAGAAAACCGCCGTCGGCGGGGTTAAAGCGGATTGCGTTGGCCACGCCGTTCACAGTGTAGCTTTTTACGCCGGTTTCAAAGTTGATGTTCATGTTCACCCTCCAAAAAGGAAGGGGCGGTTTCCCGCCCCGCTAAATCACTCGTCCGCCGAAAACGTCACCGCACCGCCAGCCGCAATAGACGCGGTGCCGGTGGTGCGCGTACCGGCGTATTCCACCTCATACTCCGCAGTGAGGTTGCCGCCGCCCTCGCCGCCCAGGCTGGTCAGCGACACCGACGCGCCAGAATACCGCTCCGCAAAAAGCGCAGTGCCGGAAGTACCGGCGTACTTGTGGACGATCAGAACATCCTGGTTGGCCAGGGCGGTGTAGTTCTGCTCTTTCACGCCCAGATTCCAGATTTTTACCAGGGCGGCGTCGTCAGAGGAAACGCCGTCTGCGGTAAACGTCTGCGTCATCTGGGGCTTTTTCATGGTTGCACGGCGGACGCCCAGCACGTCGGTGCTGGAATCCTTCTGCCAGTCGTAGCCCAGGGCGCTGTCGCTGACGTGAGCGCCCATGGGGGACCAGGTAGGCGTGTCGGTGCTTGCGGCGGTGTTCAGGAATGCCACCATCATATCCCGCTCGATTGCCTGGCCTGCCGTGGTATTAAAAGTCATATCGGGCATTTAATTACCTCACTTTCTGAATCTTTTTTCGTACTGCACGGACAGCTGGACGGAGTACACAGCGCACCCGTCCATATCAGCGCCGTACAGCGTGCCGTTCTGCGCCTTGATCGTTTCGCGGCGCTTGTTGTCCCCGAACGTGGGGGCATTGCCGGTTATGGATTGCGCTTGCACCCAATCCTGGAAATCGCTGACCCACTGTGCATTCTCCGCAGAGCCGATATCATCATCGGGTGATTTCTGGAATACTAGGTACAGCGTGAAATTGTTCTGGTTCGTGACAACCACATTCCCCAGCACATCGGAAACCCGGGAGATTTCCACAAGCCCGGACGGGGCAAGGCTTCCGTTTGATGGTTGCGGAGATGTAGCATCGACATTCAGCTCTTTCAGTTTCCCGTATCTGGGATACGCCTTGAGCCACTCACGGACCTTTTCTAATACCGTCACCGTTTACCCTCCCTTTTGCGGATATACACGCGCATTTCCTCCAGCATGGCTGGTCCTTCCGCCGCAATCAATCTGCGGTCCCAGAGCGGGCCAGCTTGCGCGTTCTTGGTGGTGTCATACTGGATATCCCGCTCAGTACGGACTTTGTGGCTATGCAACCGAGATCGCCACGTCCCGTCTTTCGTGGGAAATCCGGCGGCATTGATGGCCGGGTCGATCATCACCTTGCCATAGTACAGATACCTTGCGTAAGGCGCATCGACAGTGATTTCCGTTGGGCCTGTAATTCGCTTGAGCTTGGACGATAGCGCACCGCTACGGTACGGCATATATCGCGCTATCCGGCGATTTACGATATTTGTCCAGTACCGCTGTGCATCTCCGTCGCGGCTCAGTCCATGTTCCCACAGAATCTGGCCGACGGAGTTCATCTGCACTTTTACCTTCATCCGCCTGCCTCCACGTGCACCATTTGCCCGTTCCAGTATTTGGGGTCCGCATACTCAACAACAACCAGCCCCGGGACATTGGCAGGGATAAAGGCCGCCCACGCTTCCCGTGTTGCGATTTCCGGCCCCTCGCCAAGATATACCTTGTCCTTGGGATATACGGCCTGCCGGTCGCACGGAATCACCAGGAGGAACGAGTTCGCTTCGCTGATCCCGACTTTATCGGCGCTCTGTGCCTTTTTGAAGTCGAAAAAAGCACGGCGGTAAACCGTGCGGATGTACTTGTCTCCATCTTTGTGGTACACCGTTACCACCTGATTGCAAAGACGGTAATCTACGGGGCTTCTGCGTCGCTTAGAGAGCATCAGCCGCACCCCCTGTAGATATCGAGGTAAGTCCTCGCACAACGGTACAGGGTGCGTTCCTGGGCCGCCTGGGACACGTCCACGGGGGCGGAGTACGACACCGACACACTACCGACGCTGGCGGAGCTGACATTCTCGCCGTTCTGCGCGGCTTCATAGTATGCCAGCGCGTCCGCCATGGCGCAGATGGCCATATCCTCGGAGGTTTGTTCCGGTGCCGTCACGGTGTAGATGCGCTTGTACCGGGAAAGCTGTTCCCCCGCCCGTTTTGCCAGGCGAGGGAACTCGTTTTCCGGGATGGAGTCGCCCATGTACACGGACGCATAGAACTCATAGTCAGCCATGGGCATATCCTCCTTATCAGGCCACCGTGACGGGGATTGTGCTCTCGTCGCTGAGCGTCACCGTGCCGCCGGTGATCTTGCCGGTTTCGTCGGCTGTCAGGGCGATGCTGGAAATAGCCACGCCGCAGAGTTTCAGGATCCGGTTAAAATTCTCGATTGCGGCGGGGTCTGTCATATCCAACAGCCGATTGTCGATCTTCAGCATGGCTCGCCACCTCTTATCCCTTGGCCTTGTGGTGCAGGTAGATGCCGGAAACCTTGTTCTCGTACACGTCGGCAATGCCCACGTTGCGGTAGCCGAACTTGTAAGCATCGGCGTCCTGGTTCACGGAAGGCTCCACAATCTTGGGGGCCACGTGCTTCTCAAACTGAATCACGGCGGGCTTGTGGATGATCATAAAGTTGATGTCGCAGCCGGTGGACGCGTTCTTGATGTAGCCGCCAGCCTCCTGGCCGGAGGTAGTGCCGTCATACTGGGTAATGGCAGTGTAGAAGCGGCTCTGGGGTACCAGGGTGACGTCCGCAAAGCGGGCCAGAACCTCCCGGCTCTTGGTGGTGTCCATATCCTGCACCATGCCATACAGGGTGGGGGTAATGAACAGGTGGCGATCTTCGTAAGGCACCTCGTCCTCGTCCATCACGTTGGTGCCCTTGCGCAGTGCGGAAACCACGGCGGCACCGTCAGCCAGGGTGGCGGCGGTGGCCACCTTGGAAATGCCGGTAGTGGATGCATAAGCCGCGAACCGGAAGGCGTCCAGCTCGGGAACAACTTTGGCGCGGATGAACTCGCCAGCCAGGCGGCCAAAGGCGATACCGGCAGTCTCCAGGTTGTCCATGTAGTCTACGGTGAACATCCGGCCACGGTCGAAGTTGCACTGCACGGTCTCGTTGGTCAGGGTGACGTCACCAGACACATATCCGCTGTTCCGGCTATATGCGCCCAGGCCCTGCATGCTCAGCTTGGGGATGATCAGCTCGTTGGCGTTTGCGCCCTGGCGGGCCAGATCGGCAGCACCGTCCAGCTTGGAGGACAGGGACGCATTCTTGTAAATCTCATCCAGAATGGGGACGAACTGCTGTGCAAGGGTGATAGAATTTGCCATAGTGCTTTACTTCCTTTCTTATTCGGGTTTCAGACCGGCTGCGACGCGGATGGCGTTTTCTGCATCGGAATACTTGTGCCCCCCGCCATTCGTGCCGGTCCCGTTGGAATAGGGGGGTGGGGTCTCGGATTCAAACAGATATCCGTTGTCCTTTTTAAGCGCTTCCAGTGCGGCCCGGATATCTGTCTCTTGGTTCTTGCTGGCGCGGAGTGCGTCAACATCCAGCAGGGCGGCAATCGCCTTTGCGTTGCGGCCCTTGGCGGCGGTAATGGCGTCCCTGATGCGTCCATCAAAGGCCATGCCATCGAGCTTGTCCTGCCACTCTCTGTCCTTGTCGGCAAGCTGGCCGGTCAGCTCCTGGATTTTGCCCTGGAGCTTGTCGACGTCCACGCCCTTGAACGCCTCAAGCCCATCTTTGGCGGCCTGGAGCTGCTCTTTCACGGATTCATAGTCCGCGAAGGGCTTTTTAGCGGCTTCGATATCGCGGCCATTCTCGTCCATGATGGCGTCGATGATCTCTTTCGGCAGGGCCTGGTCTCCAACCTTAAAATTCTGCAAAAATTCGCGTTTCATGGTATGTTCTCCTCACGCTACGCTTTGATATCGGGGGTCGCGTCCCCTGCGCTGCCCGTTTTGTACGCCCTGGGCCGGGCAAATGGGTATGAAAAATGCGCAGCGCCCGAAGGCGCTACGCATCTGTCATTTAGTTGCTTAGGTACAGATCGTCATAGACTCGCTGTGCTTCCCGTCCGAAATCATTATATTCATCGTAGCGCGGAGGTCCGAACCCTTTTTCGTCGATGAGATCATACAAAAGATCCAGCGCACCGTTAATCGTTTCAGCTCGCAGAGCTTCGGGCAGGTTTTTTTCCAGGAACAGCCTGGACTCTGTTCGCATCTTAAGCATGGCTACTCTCCTCTCCTGGGGTTTGTTTGAATGATCCTGCGGTCTCGCAAGCTTATGGTAACGGACACCCTGGGCCCGGTGAAGGTATGCCGAACATCCCCGTTGCCCATTACTCTTTCTTTTATTTTATTCCCCGGCGTAGTCAATGCGTCAATTACGTCATCGATCGAAACGCCGCACCTCATGCCCGGGTGGTCTGTCGATGTCTGCCCAATCACCCGATCAATAAAGTGAGTCGCATAGCTTTCGATCGTGACTCCGGTGGAGGTTTTCACCCCCACAAGCCGTTTCTGCACATCCGCGTCGACCTCTTCGTATCGCTTGAATCCAACAAGCGGGGAAATGTCGCCCTTTTTTACGGCCCTCGCATATCCCTGTAGCAGAGTATACCGAGGTGGATTATTATACTTCAAATCTCCGTAATCTGCAAGCGTTTTTACAGAATCGTCCACCCCGATAGATTTTGCCCATCGCCGGTAGCCTGCTTCTGCGCCTTTTTCTGTATCTTTTGCCTGTTTCCAGGAGAACCCGGCAGTTTCCGCCCGTTCTCCCTGGGTCCGCAGCTTGGCGGCTTTGGAAAACCGTGCGTATTCCTGGCGTTGCAATTGCAGGCGGATTTGGTCCGTCTGGAGCTTTTCCGCATCGCCCGTAGCTTCATCTACCAGAATGCGGCGCTTTTGCCGCCTCATGGCCGATTCTATGTTCCTCTGGCGCTGCGTGGCTTCGTAGCCGGTGTAGTGCCGCCCTTCGTACATAATGCCATCTTCGTTTGCCGTGCGCATCTGCTCCAGCTCTCCGGGGCTGTATTGCGGGGGGCTTCCCATTATGATGGGGTGGGCAGAGTGGCCGCAGTTCAACGTGCCTATACTGCGCTGTAGGCTGCTGTTAAGCCGCTTATATGCCGCATCGCTGTATTGCTTGCCTTGTATCGGCTCGTGGTCCGGGGCGCTGCAGTTGTGTGCGTCGATTTCCCACCCATCACAGCCCAGGTCATCGTGGGTGCGCTGGCTTATCTGCTCTTGCATCAGCCCAAGGCCGCCCATTACGTTCCGGCGTACAGCCGCTTCCAGGGAGGTGTGGGTGCCGCTTTCGTAGTCTATCCACACAACGCCCTTATCGGCAAGATTCTTCACGGCGTTGCGGATTGCGGTATTGTAATCCGTCGCACCGGTGGCCACCTGCATAAAAGCATAGTCCATGCACTGCCTATATGCTTCTTGCAGTGGCTGCACCCTCCCGAGCGGGTCTACCATGCCAAGCGTCTGCGTGATGTTGGATAGGTCATCCTGCGCAAGCGCCACGGCTGCGGCAACAATCTGCTGCATAGCCTCATTGCGATGGAACGGCACGGCCTGCACGTGTGGCAAACTGCGCATATCGTAGTTATATCCAGTTTCCGCGCTCTGTGTCAGCAGTTGCCGGAGTTCCCGGTTTGAGATTTTCAACAGCTTTTTAAGCCGTTTTTTTATCTCCCGTTGCGATATGCCCATCTGTTGGAGCTTCCACACCTCGTATTGCGCTGTTGCCGTGAATTGCCCGGCCTTCGTCACACGCTCTGCCAGGTCCTGGATGAGATAATCTGTGATGGGCTGTGTCAGTTCTGTCGCCGCGTCACGCAGCGCGTTGATCTCGTCCGCCTTGAGCATCAGAAGTCACCGTTTCCGTTGTCATCCTCCGGCGCGTCCGGCATATACTTTTCGCGGATTGCGGCGAGGTCCTCCGGCGTTTCCGTCGGAAGGTCAAAGTACCACCCCAGGGCGATCTCGGGCTTCAGCATACCCGCCGACACCATGGCCTTATAGTCCGTCCATGCCTGATCCTCATCATACAGGATACCGTTGCCCCAAGAAATGGAAACGTCCTTGTCAGGATCCACACCTGCGCTATCACAGATGTGGTACATCTGCCCCAGAATGTTGCACACCCGCACAGCTTCGCGCACGGCGCGTTCCCATTCCTGTTGGAAGTCGATGATAGTCAAGTTGTATTCCCCGGCGCTTGAGGTGATCTCCGTTGCGGTTTTCTCCGTGGCCTCCACCTGGGACAGCAGCCCGCGCTTTATGCCGATCAGGCTTTCAATGTTCCGTAGATATTCCGTTTTCCGGTTCAGGTATGATTGTTCCCGCAGTTCCGGGGAAAAGATTGTCACGCCGATATCTTCGGATGATTCATCCAGCCCGGTGAACAGCGTCCGGTCGAACTTCCGTTTTCCGTCCCGGTCTTTCCGCAACAGATCATCGCTGACAAATACGCGGGACCGCCCATTCTCAAACTCTGCGTCAATCTGCGCTTCGTTGCGGTTGATGTTATGGATAAGCCCGCACGCGGGCGCATACACAGATACAGGCGATTGTGAGCCGTCCACGCAATTCTCTGCGGGGCAATCCAGCGGGATTAGCCCGATAGAGTACACCGGCTCGGGGAATGTCGCGCTCTCCTCCAGGTTGGCATACCGGTCAACGCTGGCCAGCGGAACGGCCACGCCAAGTACCCCGGGCGAGTCGGACCGATACAGCCTGTTTACAATCGTCAGCCGCCCGGAAGCGTCCACGGTTCTGCGCTCCAGCAGTGTATATACGTTGCTGCCGTCCTGTGTCTGCTCCCATGTGCCGATGTCCGTGATGTTTCCCAGCGCATCCGCCCCGAAGGGGATATAGCTCCGGCGGTCAATCACCGCAAATGCCATCGGGTCCCCGATCATCGGCTTAATGTAGCACCTGCCGCCGACGAGCATCTGCTGCACGGCCCGCTTTCGGATTTTATCGAGGCCGTCGAGAATATCGGAAATAAACTCCGCTTTTGCGCCGTCCGCCGTGGCGGAGTACTCCGAAAACGTAGCTTTGTAAAGCTTGCCAACTACCGCCACAGGCAGCCGCTGGCAAGTATCCTCGTCGGCGTTATCTGCGTTGCAGTAGTACAGGGCGTACCAGTCCATAATAGCCTGGCGCATGGCCGCAGAGGTGATATCGCGGGTGTTGAACGCCTGCTCGATGCTATAGGTTCTGTTCGCGGAAAGAGCCGCCCCAATAACGCTCACTTGCGTTCACCTCCGTTCACATAAATTTTCGGCTGTCTGCCGCGCATGGCGGCGGTCAGCCCATCAATGTAGGCGTTCAGCCTGGCAATTTCCACTTCCTGCCTACTTACCGTTTTCCGTAGCTTTTCGTTTTCCTCCATCAGCTCAACGCGGCACCAAGACGGCAAAAAACGGCTTATCAAGTATTTTCTCAGTCTTTTCATTGCCCTCTCCGTTTCCATATACGGTTTGTCGCATACCTAACCGCGTCGATGTGGTGGTTGTTCACGTCGGGATAGCCCGGAATCACTTCCCCGGTCTTGTTGTCGCGCTCATATTCGTACTCGGTGAACTCCTTCACCGTGTCCGGGCAGCGTTCCGGGTCGATGACGATGCTATCCAGGGATTGCAGCCACTTCATGGAATAGTTCACACTGCCGGGGCCTTTTTCAGCTCCTCGGCAGATGATACCATAGCTTCGATAGTCGTTGCAGCTCTTTTCTTCGGCGCTGTCTGCCGTTACATATTCGTCCGGGTCAATCCGCTGCATTACAAGCTCTGCTGTGTCACGGTTGCTAGTGCGCCTGCGGGAAAGCTCATCGAAGATGTACAGCGTCCGCCGGGCTGCATCGTAATGCACCCGGTTGAATGCAAATGGATCTGGATACCATCCCCAGTCCACGCCGGACATGATACGATCAAACTGCTTGATCTGCTCATCTGCAATTGCGGATATCTTCAGATTTTCAAAGACCTGCGTTCCAGAGCCTACAACCTCGCCCAGGTATTCGTGACGGTATGCCGTCTCGTTTACAGACTTGAGGTGTTCCGCGTCATCAATGAACCGCGGGCCCAGCCATTCTGGCGGGGTGGTGAGGTATGTGCTATGGTGCACCAGCTTACCGGCTTTTGGCTCAAGCACATACTGATTGGCCCAGTTCCTCGCCATTGCAGGCGGGTTGAAGGACTTAAAGCACATGGAATATTTGCCGCCACGGAACAGCGACTGCTCCACGTTTCGGACCTGTTCCGGCCCGTCGAACTGGTCCAACTCCTCGAACCATGCAATTCCGATATAGCCGAACGGCACTTTGATTGATTTGAGCTTGCCAGGATCGTCCATCCCGAAGAACATGATTTTTTGGCCCGTCGGCGTATACACACACTCCATTGGAGAGACTGTGCATCTGAACTTACCGGTTAGCCCCAGGGCCGCGATCGCCCAGCAGATCTGTGCGTAAACGGACGTGCGCAGGGTGTTGCCCACCTTGCGCATAACAACGGCGTGACAGTCTGGGTGCCGCAGCAGCTCCAGAATCACCTCAACAGAGAGGTGTGAGGACTTCGCGCTACCGCGCCCACCCTTTTCCACAAGCTCGTTGATCGTGCCCGCCTTGACGGCCCTGTGCGGCTCGACGAACGCAGGGGATATGATGTCCGACAGCTTATAGGTCATCAATGATCTGCACCCCCTCGCCGTCAGACGCCGCAGAATCGCCCAGCAGGTCAACAATAATTTTCGCCGCCCGCGCGTCTCCGTGCGTGGCGGCTTCGGTCAGGCCAACTATCATGGCCATTTGGTTGTCCACATCTTCTGGGGAAATGCCCTTTCTTGCTATCGCGTTCCATCTTCGCCTATCGGATACCGGCAGCGATAGGTACAAATCTGCCGCTTCTCTCAAGCTTCTCTTGCGGCGACGTGCCGCACCGGACGCAATTCCGCCAGCCCTGGCAATCTCCCGGCGTTCTTCCGGGGTTCTTTCGGAGTTGGGGATGATATTCTGTTCATTTGGCATGTCACCACCTCTCTTGTTGTCTTATTGTGCCGCGCTCCCACCTCTGCGCTATGTATGGCACAAGTTCACCCGCCCAATTGGGCACTCCTACTATCTTTTGGAACGGGCGGCTGGAGTCGAACCAGCACATACGGGAGTCAAAATCCCGTGCCTTACCTTTTGGCTACACCCGCATAAAAGCAGACACCCGCGAGATATCCCGCGAGTGTCTGCATGCCGGTAACGCTCTTGCGAGGCCGCTTGCGCGGAGGCACCCATTACCGGCTGTGCCTTAACCTATGGAGGAAAGAAAGAGGAGAAAAATGAAATTTCGGGTTGTGGGCTGACTGGTTCCACTCTCCGATGATACTATTTTAGCACGTTTTTATGTGCCTAATGGGCCAACTTTTAGGAAACCAAGCCCAAATAATCCGCTACGTGCCACAAAAATGCAGCTTTGCGGCGCTTCATGGTTCTCTCGCTGAATCCGCATCCGTCCATGATTCTAAGCGGGTATCTGTCCCTATTCTCGCAGTTCCGCATAATCACCCATACCAGCTTACGCCGCACGTTCTCGTTGGCGATATCCCGGCCCACGTTTTCCATGGCATATTCCACGGCCCGCATCTTCTTCGTCTCCGGCCAGCTCTCAATGATCGTCAGCCGTTCCGCCTTGCGTTCCGCTATCCTACTGGTGCCGGGGCTATGCGGCATACCAGACATGGCATAAGCCGACGACTCCAGCACTTCTTCTCGGGCCGCATTGTACGCGCGGACCCGGCGGGGATAGCCCCTGACGTAGGCGATGCACTCCATGCGGATATCGTATGGGAGCGAGTATTTGTTGCTCATCTTACCTCCTATTCCAGCGCCGTCTCAACTTTCAGCACCATCCCATTCTAACGGTTTACCGCACATCGGGCATTTTTCCTGCAATGCACATGCGTTCCGCCAGCTGTGCCATGGCCGTGATCTCCGCCCCGCACCACTCCGGGAGGTTTGCCCTCACCAGGGCCGTTGCCATGGGCGGGCACACAGCATTTCCGCAGCGGGCCACTTGTGCACTTTTCTTGTACTCGTTGCCCTCGTAATCGTGGTCAATGATGTAATCCGGTGGGAACCCCATCGCGTTGTACAGCTCACGGGGAGACAGCATCCGCAGTCCGATATCCGCGATGTAGTACAGTGCGCCGCTGATCTCCAGCAGAAGCGCCTCGTCCTCCGCCAGCGTGTAGCCGCAGAACTCGTTCAGCAGAGCGCGAATCTCCGGCCAGTGTCCCAAGTTATCACCTCTGTGCATCTTCGCCATGCATGCCACGCATTCGGCGAACTCCCCGGCGCTGGTGGTCACGGTCTGCATCGGATTGCTCATGCCGTGCCCCAGGTCGTCGCCCTTGATCTTCACCACATGGGCGGCCACCACCGCCTCCCGGTCGTGGCTGGTAACGGTGTGCATGGGATCTTGCACGTCCAGCGGCCTTCCGCCGGTGTAATACTCCACCAGATTTGCGCAGGTCAGGCCGTAGCGGTTGGAGGCGTCCACGGTATTGATGGGCGCACCCAGCCCGGACGCCCGGACACTCTCCGTCTGCTCTGTATGGTACTGGATCAGGGACGGAGCCACAATGCCACCTGTATGCTTTGCGGTGATGGTTTTATATGCGTCTCCCACGGGCGCGATATGACCGCCGCCGGAATGGTTGCACTCCGCAAGGAACGGCGTCACCATCATCTGGCCGCCGCCTCCGCCGGTTCTCACCGTGTTCATCGGTTCGCCGACAGTCGCCCCCACGCTGTTGCTGGTGTTGGTCACCGTCACGGGAGCCAGCAGCGGCTTGCACAATTCATGTGCTCCTACCGCTGTAACAGTCGTCAATGGCTTTTCAATGTTCTGCGCAGCGTTCTGGAATTTCTGCTGTACGATAAACGGCTTGCCGCTCCTGATGGTGAACTTGTCCACGCCCCGTATGATCCGCCGCATGGTGTTCTTCGCCAGAGGCCGCACGGCTTTCAGTCCGTATTCAGCCATGATCTCTGCCTTGGATGCAAATACCGATGGGCAGGGCAGACTCCAGTCGATGATCTCCGCCGCGCTGCGCCACTTGGGCAGTCCGTTCGCGCCGGTCTTGCTGTGGGTGGGCTTCGGCCACACAATGGGTTTCCCGTCGCAACGGGCAATCATGTAGAAGCGTTTCCGAGAGGTGGGCGCTCCGTAGTCCGCCGCCACCAATTCCCGGAACTCCACGGTGTAGCCCAGCGCCTCCAGTTGGCTGATAAACTTCCGGAAAGTCGTTCCCGCCAGCTTCTTCACCGGCTTGCCCTTCCGCACCGGCCCCCAGGTCTGGAACTCCTCCACGTTTTCTAGGATGATGACCCGGGGCCGTACTTTTGCCGCCCAGCGCAGCGTAATCCAGGCAAGTCCGCGGATTTTGCGGTCCACCAAGGCTGCGCCCTTGGCTTTGGAAAAGTGTTTGCAATCCGGTGAAAACCACGCCAGCCCCACCGGTCGGCCCCGGCACTCGGCTACCGGGTCCACATCCCATACGGACGCCTGCAAGTGCTCGGTGTATGGGTGGTTTGTGCGGTGCATCCGGATGGCGTCCGGGTCGTGGTTGATAGCGATTGCCACCCGCCTGCCCGTGGCAAGCTCGATCCCGGTTGACGCACCACCACCACCAGCAAAGTTGTCCACGATGATCTCATCAACGAGGGATTCTTGGGCGTAGATCATGTCGCATCCTCCAGTCCGTCCAAGACTGCCACCAGTTTGTCGGCATTTTCCAGCGTCCGCTCCTTGCGATAGGCCGTCTTGGCAGACTCTGTCTCACGATAACGCCGACCGGCTGTCTCCCAGCATTTACGGTCAAACTGATATGCACCCTCGGCACCATTCAGGGCTGCGACAAGCTCTAACTTCAATTGCCCCGCATCTTCACGGCTAAGTGCGCGATTATGATATGACCAATACAGGCAGCGAAGGGCTATGTATTCCACGACGCCGCGCCAATCCAAGCCGCTGGGCATCGGGTCTCCCTGCATGGCAGCGCGTTCCACTCTGGAAATCTCTGCCATCACCGCACCTCCTTCGGAAGCGATAGATACCAGGACAATTCTGCTACCGCCGCATCATACCCGTGGCACACAGCGACGCGGTATCCCTGCTCCGTCAGTCTCAGGAGCCACCAACGCTGGGCGTCTGATACCCTTCCACTGGGGGTTTTCATCTCGATGTACATGCCGTGGAAACCGCCCCGCGCCACCGGCAGGCATAGGTCGGGAACGCCTTTCTTGACGCCCATGGCCTTGTCGGCGGCCACTTCCGCCGCGCCGCCGGTAGTCTCGTTCTTGATGTGGTGCAGAAGCTCCAGTTCCGGCCACCGAACCCGTATAGAGGGCTGTATAGCCCACTTCATAACCGCCTGCTGATGCTGTCTCTCTGACGCCATCTTCTAATACCTCCACAAACGCCGTTTCCTTCGTATCTTCCGGTTTTCTCTTGCCCTTGCCCTGCCGCACGGTGTAGCCGTTCCGGCAGAGGATCATGCAGACCTGATCACGATCTGCTTCACGCGAAATATACAGTTTCATCTTTTGCCTCCGTTCATCAGTCTGTTCAGGATCTGACTGGCTTGCCCTTTCGTCAGGCCCTCCGTGTTAAAGCCCTTGCAGCGGCGGCGGATCACCGTCAGTTGCTTGTCCGTGGCGGGGCTCCGTCCCCAGCGCTTGGCCTCCCGCGTGTTCCAGATATACACCTGTTCCTTCCGCTGGTTGCAGAGCCAAACATAGCAGCTATCCAGTGCGCTTTGCATGGGCCGCTTGTCCGATGTCATATCCCCAAGCGTGATACGGGTCATACCCAGCTCATCCTGCGGCGACAGAACCAGCCGCTCATGATTCAGCAGGGACAGTATCATTGACCCATCCGGCAGCTTGAACCAGTTCACATCATGTGTTAAATACTTCTGTTCCTTGGCCCACAGGTCTACGATTTCAACATTCCGTATCCAACTCTCGGGGCAGTCCGAAGCTGCTATCGCTTTCATGGGTAGCTCGAACAAAAGCCCCTCCAGGTCATCCTGCTTGTTCTTCGGCACATTGGCAAGGTCAACACCCAACAGAGACGGCGCCGTGCAGAGGGACGCTCTGCCGGTGATGCCCACACAGTCGATCAGCGTCAGTCGTTCCTTCCCGGGATAAAGCCGCAGACCCCGCCCCACCATCTGGCTGTACAGGCTATCGGACTGGGTGGGCCGTGCAACAATAACTGTCTCCACTCGTGGAATGTCTGTGCCTTCCGTAAACACCATACAGTTGACAATGCAGGGGATCTCGCCCCGTGTAAACCGCTCGATGATGGCCGCTCTGTCCTTGGTATTGCCTGTTACTACCACCGCACCGGGAATCATTGCCGCAATCTCGTTTGCGTGATTCACGCTGACGGCGAAGATCAGAGTAGCACCCTTGGCGTATCTTCTGTAAGCCTCCGCAATAGCGTCTGCCGTACCCTGCATGGCTTCATCCAGTTCCCCCGGCGCGTAATCCCCAGCCCGAGTATGTACGGCGCTCAGGTCATACCCAATGTTCACTCGCATGCAGTAAATATCGCACAGATAACCGTTCTGGATGCCGAACCTCAGATCTCGGGCAAAGATGATGTCCGAGAACACCGTGTCCAGCCGTACCTTGTCACCCCGGTTGGGGGTGGCGGTAAAGCCCAGCGTCAGCCGCGGCTTGAAGTAGTCCAGTATTTTCCGGTAGGTGTTGGCCGCCGCGTGGTGGGCTTCATCCACGATGATGGTGTCAAAATCATCAGGATGAAACCGGTCCAGTCTTCGTACCAGAGTCTGTACACTGGCACTTACTACCTCTTCTCCGTGGCTGCGTTCTCCGGCACGTTCTATGCCAAAGCTGCAATCGTAATATTTCATAGGCTGCCGCACCAGTTCTTCCCGGTGGGATAGGATCAGGTTACGCCCCTGCCTGGGGATGTTGGCAAAGGTCACCGTCTTGCCTAACCCCGTGGCCATTTGGCACAGATAAGCACCGGGCGGCTGCGATTCTATAGTTTTGATGCATTCGCGCTGATAATTGCGCAGTTCCATGTCACACCTCCTATGCATCGTGCATGTGTGGCTGTGGGACGCTGTGGAAGTGCCTGTCCCACGACAAAACCGTTGGCGCGCAAGGTTTTTCAGCCACTGTGGGACCGTGGGACATAAAAACATGATTTTTTTACATCTTTTGCGTGTACTGTATATATTCACAAGATATACATGGTCTCTCTACACACAATTCCTATATAGCGTGTGTATGAGTCCCACTGTCCCACACCCTCCGCAAAAAGCCTGAAACCCGTTGGCGCACAAGGCTTTTCGGACGTGGGACATATGTCCCTCATCGTCCCACATTTATAGCGGCAATTCGTCCGGTTCGTCAGTTTCGGTCTTGATATCAGGCAAAATTAGGCAGAAGCACTCTGTCGGCACACCATTAATGCGACGGGCCTTTGTGTTGTTTCGGCCCCGCGTCTCAATCAGGCGCTTCTGTTTCAGCCATGATACTGTTGCGCCCATGGAGTATCCGGCGTCCTGCAAGACCCGTTCAAATACTGACCGGATGATGTAGGCCCGATAGCCCTCTAGCGCACCCAGCACGTCCATAGTCTCCGACCTGCCGATCAGTTTGTTGGAATTCTGCGTGACCCAATCGCACAAGTACTTGTACGCTCTGTCACCTGCGGATACAGCCGCTTTTGATGCCAGAAACTCCGAAATTTGCTCCACATTGATAGGCTGCTCCGCTCCGTCGAAGATCCAGCGGCAGGCCAATTCATCTCCCAGCACTACCGCAGCGGCCGCCATAGCCTGTTTTTCTGTGGTATCCCGGGCAGACAATGCCCGGAACAGCTCCTGATACCGCTCTGTGATCTCCTGTGGAATTTCGTCTCCAGCAGCATACAGTTTCTCCACGAATGCCCTTCCGGCGTAGCCAAAATTTCGTTTTACCGCGCCAGACACCCGCATGCCGTCCCGGATCACTGCTTGATCGGCTTTGCACTCAATGTCAATGACGCGGTTTACTGCGCCGGCGCCGGATGCCTGACCCGTCAGGGGGCTTTCTCCTGTGGTCAGAATGCAGTTGTGCCAGGTGGGTGTCTTGTCCACGCCTCCGGAACGGTTGCCCCTCGTGCGGCCTACGCCCTGTGCCAGCCGATACACATCAAAGTTCGTCCGTCCCTTAGCATCCTTGGCCAACTGAAGTTCATCCAGACATAGCGGTAGGTTATTCAGAAACGCGGCTGTTTTCTCCATACCTACCACAGTTCCGTCAAAGGTCTTGACGTAGCTGCCCACAGACGGATCGCCCCATACGCTGGCGGCCACCATCAGGGCAACGGTCTTTCCGGTACCGGAGTCCACGCCCCATAGATGGACGAAGAATGGGAGGCAGCCCAGCGGTTGCAGCAACGGCGCGGCAAAGGAGGCCGCCAACACCATTTTGGCTGTTACGGACATACGGCGGACCTCTGCGGCAATTTCTTTCCACTTAGCGTAGCTGCCCCGCTCATGCACTGTCTGGAACATGGCGGCAAAGTTGGCATCGCCGTCAAAAATCAGTCCCTCCACATAGGGTGAAAAACCTTCGCCCGCGATGTAACCGAACCGCCCGATGCTCTTCCGCTCCGGGATCACGTCGTAATTCAGGTTCTCCAAATCTCCGATATACTTCACGAAGGATTTAGCCGTTTCACTGTTCACCGCGATGCCAATCCCTGCTAACTCCGTCACCTTGTTAGCGCTGGCCAACGTCCGCTTCTCTACAATGCACTTGCGCCACGAAGCTCCCTTGCGGAATGCCAGCCGCAGCTTTTCTTCGCCGGTATCAATGTTCACCAACCGCTCTATCGGCATCACAGGGTGAGGACATGCCACAGACTCCATGCCACCATAGGTGCGCCGGATCCCGCCGTCATCGGCTTCCCAGTCCCCGGCATTCAGTTCCATTGGCTGACCATCAAACCGAGTAGGGTTGTCGCCTACATAGACGGTTCCTCCGGCACTACTGGACTTTACCGTCTTGATGTACTCCCGGTACATCAGCTTCAGTTGCCGGAACCCTTGTGACGCGGCATACCGCGACATGGCTTCTATCATCCGCTGGTGGACAAAGGGATTCTCCGCGTATTCTGTCAGTTCTTCGTAGGGGGCCGTGGTATACAAAAAATCGTCCAGTGTATAGTGCCAGTTCGGCACAAGTTCTTTTTTATCCAATTCCGGCCTCCAATAATTCATCCAACCGCGCCTCCAGCGTGGGCAGCGCCTTCAGTGCCTCCGGGTACATGGGGTGTACCCAGATGGTGCCATCCTCACGCAGCACCGGCGGAAAGTATTTCACCGTGTCCCAGCACTGCCGGTACTCTGCCGCCAGTACCCTGTATTCTGCACTGCGTCGGGCCTTTTCCGCTTGCTCTTCCCTCCGCTTTTCCAACAGCGCAGACCGCGCCCTGGGGTCGGGCCGCTCATATGTAAGGCGCAGGCCAAAGTCGCTGTCGATGCGCAGTACCGCCTGCCGGAAGGATATATCGAACAGTTTCATCACAAAGTCAATGACCGTTCCGCCGGCGTTGCACCCGAAGCAGTGCCATCCTCTGTCGCCATCATAGACCTTCAGGCTCTCGTTGTTGTCGCCTGCGTGAAAGGGGCAGTGAATGTAGCCGCCTCTATTCGGTGTGAAGCCGTAAAATTCCACGACCTCCCGGGCCGTCAGCGTTTCTTTGATCTGAGCCGCCGCGTCAGAACGGCAGGTCGCCTTCATCCTCATCGACCTCCTGCCAGTCGTTGGCTGACACATTTACGGGGCCGCTGGCAGGTCTGGTACCGCCCGTATCTCCATCGCGCTTGGAATCGCCGAAATACATATTGTCAACGATCACCTCTGCGCTGCGGCGGTTATTGCCCTCCTTGTCCGTCCACGGACGGATCTGGAGCCGCCCCTCCACAACAGCCATGCGGCCCTTTGTGAAATACTTGGCGGCAAACTCGCCGGTCTGGCGCCACGCTACGCAGTCAATGAAATCTGTCTCCTTTTCACCGTCTGCACCCTTATAATTCCGGTCAACCGCCAGTGAAAAGCTGGCCACAGACGTCCCGCTGTTCGTGGTGCGCAGTTCCGGGTCACGGGTCAGGCGGCCCATAATGAAGATCTTATTCAGCATTCGCCCACCTCTCGGTAATCCACGATGCCCCGTAGCTTTTTGGTCATCCGGCAGTACGCACACTTCCCGCACCGGCGCGGGGCGATCTTCCCCTCCTTGATGGCCTGATACCGTGGGGCACGATCCTCCACCTCCGCCAGCTTGGCGGCCAACTCAGCATCAGGGATGTACAGCGCCCCGATGTCCGGCGCGTCCTCCTTCGTGCCCACCGCCAGAATGAACGGCAGCATATGGCCCTCGATGGCCTGATAAATGGCGCCCTGAATGTCATAACCGTAAAACTGGGCAAAGGATACCTTGGCACGCTCTTCCTCCGACCACACATTGGCCATGTCCCGCATGACCTTCTGATCCACCAAGGCACCGTCGCACATCCCCATGACCTCTGCTGTCTCCGGGAATCGTTCCGCAATGCGGCGGCTGGTCTCGGCGTCCAGCAGGCTGTCGATCTTCACCTTGAAGGGTACGCCCGTGATCTCGCCGGTCAGGATCACCTGTTTCTTTCCGGACATCAGCAGCATATACAGCTCGTCCGCATCCATCCGGGCGATCACGTCCTGTGCATGAACGAACTCCGCTTTCAGGCTCCCGTCCCGCTTGAAGATCTCCGGATGCTGTGCCTGAAACACCGGCAGCTCTCCAGAGAAGTAAGCATCCACATAGCTTCCGATCAGCATGGCCGTGGAGGCTGCGGGGGCGTATTCCCCCCGCAGCTCCGCCAGCGCCGCCGCCTCACATCGGTCAAAAGCCTTGAACTGGGTAGCCCCCATGTAGGCCATGTTCATCTCAGGGGAGAAATAGTTCTCCGCCGTCACCATAGGCAGACTCATTACAGCACCTCCCCGTCAATGACCTCGCCCGCAGCAGGGTCTGCTTCGGGCGTCTCCGGTGCTTCCGGTACCGGGGCCGATGCCGCCTCCTTGCGTTTCTGAGCGCAGGCGGCACACAGGGAAACGCCGTAATGCTTGGCGGTGTAGGCCGCCAGCCAGCCGGGGGTCTTGCCCATGGCCGCTTCAATGATGCCGCCGCAGTCCGCACACGGAGGCACAGGGGCTTCCTTCTTGACCCTCGGCTTAAAGGGCCGGATACGGATGCCGTCCGTAAGCCCGCCATCCTGCGGATCACGCACCTTGTGGTCAATGTAAAGCTGGATCTGCTTGCCCACCAGCGTATCCGCCTTTGCGTCGCCAAACAGTTTACGCAGCGTTTTGCGGTTGGTAGAGTTGATAATGAGAGGCCTTACCTGCATAATGCCCGGAACACGCTCTTCCTTGAAGGAAAGCACATCCTTGTTTTCCTTGCCGCGCTGGAGCGTCACCATGCCGTTCCACAGGGCATCAATAGTCAGTATCGGCTCCACATCATCGTCGATGTCCTCAGCACCGAGATATTCAGAATCACGCATCTGCCCCAGACGTTCATCTCCGGTCAGCTTACGCAGATTATCTTTTGTCATCATAATTCGATAACCTCCAATTCATTAGAATCCGTTACGCGGGTAGCGATCAGCTGCAGCCCCTTTGCCTTGCACTTGGCATACAGCTTGTCCCGGCTCTCCTTGTCCAGCCGTTCCGCGCCATCGACCAGAATGATTTGCAGCTGTCCCGGCTTGCTGACCGTGATATCCACGCACAGCTCCAGCAGCTCACCATCGGACAGGTTAGAAATGGGCAGGCCGTGGATCAGCGGCACGCCATTCTCTACCGTCAGTCCCTCAACGGGGATCGTAGCCGTTTCAAGAATTTTGGCGGGCAGCTCCCGCGCCAGTTCGATCTTGCGGGTCAGCTCCTGCGACTGCTCCATAAGCGCGTCCACCTCACGCTGCATGGCCGCCATGCGCTGGTACTCATTGAGGTGCTTGCGCATACGCTCCGCCGTATCCACCTCCTGCTGTAAGGCGGAAGTATCTGCCGGTGCAGCCTCCGCATACTCGCTGGCCGTACCCATGTCCTTTTCCAGTTTGGCAACGGCGGTCTCATACTTGGCGTGAACAACGGCAGCACGATCCTCCCGCCGACACTCCAGACTGCCTAATTCCTCCTGCGCCGCGCTAATCTCGGCCCGAAGTCGCTCAATCTGTCCGGTCAGCTCAGAGCGTTCACGGGCCAGGTCCCTGTCAATGGCAGCCAGCGCCACATCCCGTTCGCCGGCAATTCCGCGCATTTTCGCGTCATAGCTGTCCCGGAAGGTCTTGGCCCGCTCGATACGGCTGTTCTGATCCTTCAGGCGTTCCAGTTCGCGGTACTTTTCGCCGACAGGGTAGCTGTTCCATCGGTCATAGTCGTAGCCGGACGGAATATCCTTTGCAATGTCAGTAATAAACGCCTGTTTATTGCGGATATCGCGGTTCAGGTTCTGCCTCGACTGGAAATAGATGCCGTTCTCCGCCTGAATATCCGCCAGCACTTCAAGGATGTGCTTCGAGTAGTCCACGCCCTGCGGGATCTCGCCGAACTGCTCCCTGATCCAGTTGGTATCCCACGGAAATTCGATCAAAGAGAGGATCACACGGTTCTTCTCCTGCCGGGAGAGCTGGGTGAATTCCACGGGATTCAACTGGAGCGGCGTGAAGATCTTCGACAGGAACTCCGCAGGCCGCGTCTGAAGCATGGAGCCGTCCCGCACCTTCACCGTTCCGGCAGACTTGGCGCTCAGCGCCCGCCGGTCAACGGAAAGGCCAGTGTCCGTCTCGATGATGATCTCTCCCTCGTCTGCGCCTTTATGTACGACATAATCCCGGTCAGAGCGGTTGGTCAAGGCATACCGGATGGAATCCAGCACCGAGGTTTTCCCGCTGCCCTTGGGGCCAGAGATTTCCACAGAGCCGCCATCCAGCGACATGTCCCGGATTCCGAACATGTTCTTGATAACAATTTTTGTTGTTTTCATTGACAAAACTCACTTTCTCTCCTATTATGGAGATGGATTGGATTGACCAGCGTCAGTCTCGCCCCCATCGGAGTGCCAGCCCCGATGGGGGCATTTTCTGTTACATCATTACCGTCACGATGTCTTTCTCGATTTCATCCTTCAGTGCTTCCACCAGATACGCCTTGATGGTCTGCCGGGCCTGCAGCTTCCACATTCCGCCGTCTGCTTCCGTGAAGGTAATACCCCGCTCATCGATGCGAATCAGGAACAATCCCTCGGGCTGCTCTACCTCCTGGAACGTGCGGTACGGACGCAGTTTTACCAGCGGGCGGATCGTACTGTTCTGCTGCAGGGATACGCCCTTAGACGTCACCACCGTGGTCGCCACTCCGGTGTCGTTGTATGTAACCTTGGCCCCAGTCGTGATCTGAGACAGCAACGTCAGTGTGTAAGGCCGGTCGGCGCTGTCCTGAAAACGGGTCTGCAGCGCAACAGCCGCCTGATCAAAAGGCATTTTGACCTGGTTGTCCCATCCAGGGACATCCTTTGCCTGGGCTTCGTAGTAGACGATGCGGTTTTCGCGAAGCTCCGGGATGGGGTGGCCGAAGCAGGATACGGTCAGATGATCACGAACAGAAAGATAGATCCGGCCGTCATCGAGGACCGCTTCGGTCTTAACCATTTGGATCAATGCATCTAAGCTGTTCAGCACGATCGGAGTGGGATAATCCAACTCAGGACGAATCTGCTCAATGGCGTTATCCTTGCTGATAGCGAATTTTGTTCCATCGCTGCAAGTGATGATCTCCGGGCCGGCGAGGGAAACGATTTTTTCGATAGCTTCTTTCAACATGATTGATCTCCTTTCGATTACGCGAATTTGACGAGCTTCAGCTCCGCAGGCTCGGCCTGTTCCGAATTATCCACGGACAACTGTCCGGGGATCTGTGGAACCATCTCGATGACGGTATCGCGGTCTGCTACATACAGCATAGTGGTTACGGGATTCGTGGGTGCCAGCGTAGATTTCGCGGTGCAATTGACCACAATGTTCTGGCGGCTATCATCGGGGCACAGCTCCAGAGTGATGGTCACTTTCCGCTTGGCCTTCGCGGATGTGTTTGGGTCCAGGATATTGTCCACAAGTCGCGACATTTCATAGTCCGCACGCTCCTGGAACGCACCGTTACACATTTGCAGGATGCTTTTCTTTGCTTCTTCGTTCATTGAACTCACTCCTTATTTTAATTTTGATTGTACGGTTTCTTTCCTCCGGCGCTCCTTGTACTCGTTGTACTTTTGGCGGTATTCGTAAGATTTGCCAAAGATTGCCCACGCGCCCTTAACGACGTTAGGCTCATAGGGCCGGATCATCTCCAGATCTGCTACAGCCTTATACGATATCGGGCAACCGCAACACCCCGTCCGGGTCAAGCCGTACACCTCGTATGCGTCCGAATACCGGACTCCGTATGTTTCCTTGTACCACGCCTTGTCCGCATCAGAAACATAGAACAATGGGCGGAGGCGATACTGGCCGGAACTGGTTTCCGTAAAACACATGGATGTACTGTCTTTTCGAGGCACGGAGCGCATGCCTCCCTCGTCTCGGCGCTCTCCGGTGATGATCATATCAAAACCCTTCTGCACATGGTGGGCCAACTGCTTCTTGCAGTAGTCGCAACACTTTGCGCTAATCTGGAAATCCGGAGGATATTCCGCGATGAAGTCCCGCATATACTTAGAAGAGTTAATAACCAGTTGGATATTCGGTCGGGGCTCCCCCTTGGAGTTACAGCAGCACAAGAAATTCAGTACGCTTTCGCACTTCGGGTATCTCTCCCGCAGTTCCTGCCGTTTCGCTTCTTTGTCTTCTGCGGCGTCATACTCGTCTGCGACGGACAGCGGCACGCCCTTCTTTTGCCATTCGGACAAACCGGCGGACATAATTTTCGATACGAACGGGATGCCGTACTTTCGCGACGCAGTGACGATGTTCACTTTTGGCCGATACTCGGATATCTCCACTCCGTACTTTTCTGCCGTGGCTTTCACGTGGTCACGCGTGGCTTTCATCTCAAGACCCGTGTTAAAAAATGCATATTTCACGGGCGGGAGATTGAAAATCTTCCGTGTGCGCTCGATCAGGTCAAGCAAGATATCACTGTCCGCTCCACCAGAGTAGGAGCATATCGCGTTGGGATGCTGCGTCAAGCGCTTAGCAATGATACTTTCAATGGCCTGGAACTTCGCTGGGGCATCGAAGTCCGCATAAGGTGGGCGGTCCGTATACACCCTGCTTCTGTATGTATCGCTCACTGCTTGCCCTCCATCCAGTCCACCAGCTTCAGCAGCCCGGAGACACAAGTCCCAACACCGATGAAGCAAAAGATCCATACGATAGTCATTCTCTGTTTCCTCCTTATCCGCGCACAATTGCCGCTAACTCCTCCGCAGAGAAGCGCAGCGCCTTGTCCAATCTCGCCAAGTCCTCCACGGTCCAGGCCCCACTATGGAGCTTAGAACACACGCTGTGTTCAGAGATACCGGACCGCCTGGCCAGCTCCACCTGGGACCGGATATCCCGGGCCCCCATCTTGGATTGGATGAGTTTGCGCCGGGTCTCGGCGTGCTCCGCTTTCTCATCACGGATAAGCGGCTTTGTCTTTGGCATACTTTCCTCCTTGCCATTGCTCCACGGGTATGGTATAATACCCGTGGAGCAATCCTTGCCAATGCTTCTTCGCCGCCCCGTCAGGTTGCCGCCTGGCGGGGCATTTTTTGTTACTCGATCGGTTCCAGGTCCATCACCGCATCCGGGTACAGAGACCAGGAGCCATAGCGGGCCTTGCTGTACTGAGCCTCAAAAAGCCAGTCGTTCAGCTCGATCTTCTTGGCGGTAAGCGCCGCATCCTCCAGCGCGTTCTCCGCAACATGGGATTCGATGTAGGCTTTTTGCTGTGCGAACACGCTGCACTTGGAATTGAATGAGATACGCATAATCGGGCAGCACATCAGGATTACGCCTGCTCCGATGGCAGATACAACCCCGACCGCGAGCGTCCATCCGTAGAACTCTCTGCACTCAAGCACGAACGCCACCACGCAAACAACGACCAGGGCCACGCACAAGATTATCCAATTTATCACTTACCTGTCCTCCTTTCTTACTTCTCCGCCGGTGCGGCGGCGTCCTGAATGGCCTGTACCGTACATCCGTACAGCTTGGCCAGCGCCTTGTGATACTTCCGCCCGGGTTTCCAGTCGCCCACCTCCCAGTGGGACAAACAGGACAGGTCAACATTCAGCTTCTTGCTGACCTGTGCCCGGGTTACTCCGGCATTCTCCCGGAGTTCTCTCAGCGTCAAACGTGTCTGCCTCCTCTCTAAATGTGTGAGTTTTTCAGTGACTGCGGCGGGGCTCGCCAGGCTCATAGCCTATAACCCTTGTCGAATGGAGGTGGCCGCTTGAAGAATAGAAACCGTACATCCAGCGAATTTGACCTCTTGACCGCCCCGTGTTACAGCACGAGGCGGCTTTTTTCTGCCCCGCCGCAGTCATTGCCCCGAACCTCACAAATGTGAGACTTCATACTTGACACGCCGCCCAAACCGCGTTACAATGACTCTGCCAAAAGAAATTGTTAAAGCCGCTGTTATGGGGGCTGGTGTTTTTGTACTCTTTTTTCTGGGGCTTATCTATATGATACCTCAAAATAATGAGTTATGCAAGCGTTTTTACCTCATTTTTTGGAGTTTGTAAATTCTCACATATTGGAGGGTGTCAATTTGTTCAATTACAACAGAATGGAAAGCATGATAGCGCAGAGCGGGAAAACAAAACTGCATCTCTGCCGGGCAATGGGGGTCAGCAAAACATACCTTCGGGACGCAAAGAAGCAGGGGACCGATATCAGCGGAGAAAAACTGCACATATTGGCCGCAGAGCTTAACACTACGCCGGAATATCTGCGCGGCGAAACCGACGATCCGGGCATAAAAAAAGAAACGCCCGCCCACCAGATGGTGGACGAGCGTCTCGACCCGAATACCGCGCGGCTTATCGAGTTGTACAGCCAGTTGAGTGAGAAGTACCGCGAGCTGTATCTTCAGCAGCTTGAGACTTTAGTGCTTGCTCTGCAAGATGGAGAGCGAGAGAAAAATACTCAGGGTTAAGCTGGGATAGGATGCTCAGGAGTCGTTCTACGGATGTATCTGGCATAATTTTAGCTCCTTTCTGGAGCTCCGGAGGTTCCGGTTTGTGCACAGTACCATTATAACGGCTCGTACAAGGTAAATCTACTGGTATATTTTGAGAATATTTCTGTGAGAGGTGGGCCGCATGAGCATTTTTGATTTTCTACATTCCTGCATAAATGAAGTCAAGGCACAGCGTGGCGGGGTTGCGTTCCAGGCCCCGGAGCCAATCAGCAACGAGGAGTATCAGGCATATCGACAGGCAGAGATTGACGCGCTTGAAGCAAAATACGATCTTTCAAGTGCAGAGGGTATTATGGCTATCCCGCGAGATGCCAGCCTGCACCATGGCGGCGGTATCCATAGCTACACCGGCGATATTGATTACTACCTGCGGCATAAGGGATACGGCTATGAAAAGGCCGGGAACATAGAGCTTGCTATCCTGTGCCTGAAAAAGTCCAACGAAATCCGGATGTTCTGCCGGAATGGATATCGCCGCGACGATTACTATTCACTGGTTCGCATGCTCGCCTTGCACGGGCGGGTTGATGAGGCGCAGGCCGAAAAGGATCGAATTGATCGGTTTTTTGATTCCCTGGACGCCGATACAAATGACTACAGCAATACTGTCAAGAGCGTTGTCAGCGATGCTATAGCCCTCAATACGGACCTGGTTCTCATGAGTGTGCATGGAAGCGCCTGCTCGGAGTGCGCAAAGTATCAGGGCCGCGTATTCTCTCTGTCCGGGCGTGACAAGCGGTTTCCGCCGATTCCGGATGCGTTCTGGAAGTACGGCGCTATCCATCCCGGGTGTGGCCACAGCTTTTACCCGTTTATTTATGGTAGCGACGGAGACTTACAATATACACTGAGCATCCAGAAAATCACGAATCGAAAGTACACGAAGGACATAGTAGCGTTCAGCAATCGGCCATTTGTGGACGACCGCCCGCAGGAAGATATAGAATCGGCCCTTCGGCTGCAGGAAGAAAGGCGGCTGGAAGCCGAGCACATGCAGGACGTTTGGGACCACATGATAGAGCGTGAGGCGGCCAGAGGCGCAGATATGAGAAATTTTGCGTGGCTGCAAGAAAACCTTGCAGATATGTGCCCGAAATCATATAGCGGATATCGCCGCATGAAGTCCCAGAATACGAAAAATTTCCAGAAGCTTGTAGTCGCCGCCAAAGAGCGCGACGTAGACTTATAGCAAGAATCGGCCGCCCCGCCTGGGGTGGCCAAATATACAGGAGGGATCATATATGAAAATCCCAAAGGCGCAAAAGCTGCCGTCCGGAAACTGGCGCGTGGGTCTGATGGTGGGGGGCAAGCGGATATCCATCACAGAGCCTACAAAGAAAGCGGCGGAATCCAAAGCCGCCGCCATAAAGGCGGGGATGAAAGCGTCGGTGCGCAAAGAAATCACCGTCCGGGATGCTATCACTCAATATATAGATAGCAAAGATGCCGTGCTGTCCCCGTCCACGGTGGCGGGGTATAGGCGTATACTGGCGCACGCTTTCCCGGAGTGGTTGCTTGTCCTGCCTGCGTCGAAGGCCACGCAGCAGGCCGTACAGAGGGCCACAAACGAGATGGCAAGGGAGCGCTCTCCCAAGAGCGTCCGCAACGCTCACGGGCTTCTGAGTGCGGCCCTGACGGCTTTTGACCCCGATATATCCCTGCACACCACATTCCCGCAGAAAATCAAGTATGATGTTGCTATCCCATCTGTGGAGGATATCCGGAAAATCGCCGCCGCCGCAAAGGGGACCCGGGACGAGTTGCCCATCATGCTGGCTATCTGGTTGGGCTTGCGGATGTCAGAGATTCTGGGCCTGAAATGGGACGATCTGGACGGGAATGTTTTGCACATCCGCCGGGCCAAGGTAGACGAGGGTGAGAAAACCACAAAGACCTACAGCTCCCAGCGTGATCTGCCGGTCCCGGAATATATTCTTGGCCTGATGGAATCCGCTCCCCACACTTCCGCCCACGTTTTCCCAGAGAAGCGGCAGAACATATACACCAGGTTCCAGACGATCTGCAAGCGGGCCGGTGTGCAGCACTACCGGTTTCACGATCTCCGCCACATAAACGCAAGTGTAATGCTTGCCCTCGGTGTGCCGGACAAATACGCGCAAGAGCGCATGGGCCACGCCACAGATAATATGCTAAAAACAGTGTACCAGCACACCATGGCCGCAGAACAGTCGGCGGTTGCCGATAAAGTGGACGCATTCTTTCAAAATATCATCGCGCCTGATTAA